GATTTTACTTGTGATATTTATTATGCCAATATCCAAGTTTGCAAGATGACATCTTTCCCGATTGTGGATATACCAGGACTTGAGTTTTTGATCGTATCCCATACGAAGTATGTTAATGACGGTATACCTGTAGACAAGTTGTCAAGATCCAAAAAGTTAATTTATATCGATCTTCAAAATATGGGGCAAAGAATGACCGTAATTCCTGAGGCTATAACCAGTAAGACAGAGGTATATTATTTAAATATGTTTAATATGCTTGATCTTAGGGATATAGAATCTAGCGGGATAAGGAATATAAAGAATATGAAAAATCTTGAAACCCTTGACTTGTCTTCATGTTATTTGGATAGGTATATAAAGGAGTTTAATGACCTTCCTAAACTTAAGACGTTAAATATAACTCCTGGCCCCAGTGATATGTGGAATTATTTTGATATAAATACCTCTCCTTTTTTCGAGGTAGATAAGATAAATCCTAATATTACTGATTTTTATTTTTTAAATGACTGGGTAAGTGAAGAAAGGAGGACGGGTTGGAATGATGATAATATGTCTGGAAGGGGATTGGAACATCTTACTGGTTTCATTGCAGCTAATAGCAATAGTCTTAGAATGGATAAGCTTCCGGATTATATTTATGAGATGAGGGCTATTACATGGTTTAACGTGAATGCATCCACTCATAGCCAAAAAAGATCAGATGATTTCGTGAACTCTTTCTACGACCTTGTTGTAGGATGGGATCAGATTACTATGACATCCGTGGCTAAGGATGGGAAGAGGAACCAGTTCTATAGTCTTTCGGTAAGCATGTATAATGCTATTTATCCAACCGAAAACCAGCGTCCTTCCGGCACGGAGCAGGCCCCCGAGGGATTCGTGAAAGGCCAGTCCAACGGGTCTCCCGCTACACCTATGGAGAAGATATATGTGCTAAAAAATAACTACGCCCAGAGATGGACGATAAAACCGGCTTAATATGGATAGAAATGATATCATAAAAGAACTTGGATTGTATTTTGATATAGTAGAATTGGTATGTCCTCATACGTACAATAAGTGGAAGGACAGATCGTGGCAGTTCCTTGACACAGGGTTTCTCCATAATTTACTTATATTGCGTAGGGATATAATCAAACAGCCTATGTATTGTAATAACTGGGATAAGCAGGGGCAGTTTTCCCAACGTGGTCTTAGATGCAACATCTGCCAGATAGTTAAGGATAAGAAAGATGTTTATCTATCCGCTCATGTGTTGGGTAAGGCTGGGGATTTCGATGTCAAGTCAATGACGGCGGAACAGGCCAGAGGCTTGATTTTGGATCATCAAGATATGTTACCATATCCTTTCCGGCTTGAAGGGAAGGTGGGTTGGTTGCATTTTGATAGTCTTGACACGAGGAACGGTATACATGCCGTGGTGTTTTAGATACTTAATGGTATAGTAGTTAACTTTGCGAGTAGGGTATAAAATGAAAGACAAAGACATGATAGAGCGAGTGGGGGCTTTGTGGAATATTGCGCTTGCGTATGGTGCCTCTTGTTGGGCTTATTTCCAGCCAGTACACCATTTATTGACCGTATTACTTATAGTATTAATAGCGAATTTCTTGGCTAGGTTAGCGCAAAGCGTAAGGGGCTGGAAGCTCCGACGAAGCCGTAGAAGACGGTTTAGTTTTAAGAGATGGCTTAGGGAGGTCAGGTTAACTGATATTCTTAAGGAGTTCGCTTTGTCTTGTTTTATAGTAATGACATTATGTGTTATATATAAGACGCTATACCCGATCGAGGAGGAGGCTAGTATGATACTTACCGTAACCAAATATGGTGTGTATATAGCCCTTGTGGGATATGTCATGCTTTTCTTGAATACCATAGGGGATACTTTCGCTGACGCTTATTTGGTGAAGGTGTTCAAGGCCGTATTCAAGAGGATAAACGTATTCAAGATGTTTGGCTTCTCTAAAAACATACCTGACGAGATGTTTGACGATATAAAGAAGATTGCTGATGATAAGGTTAAGGATAAGTCTTAAGGCTGTTTTTTGTTTAGGTCTGTCGCTATTCCTGTCCTCTTGTGGAAGCAGGAGGCAGGTTAGCGAGGCGTCTATTGATAGCCGGCTGATAAGCAGGATAGAGACGATGATAAATGAGGTCATGGACCGGAAGATCGTAGAGATCAGGACATCTGATCTTAATGCTGATATTGTCATAACTGAGAGGAAATTCGATACTACGAAGGAGGTGGATCCATCCACTGGGGAGCGACCCGTGTCCTCCCAGACGGACGCTCATATCGTCATCGGCCGGCGGGATAGCACGGTGACGACCGATTCCCTTGGCGTTGATAAGACGATTACCGGTATTGAGGATATTGATAAGAAGACAGACATCAAGCATAAGGATATAGACGATAAGGAGGAATCAAGGTGGCCGATGGCTATCATCTTTATGTCGATCTTAGGTATATTGGTTGTATTATTTGTGTTGTTGAAAAGATTCGGATTGATAAAATAATAGGTGTACAAGAAACCCCATACACCTATTGGTTATCACCCCAGAAAAGAATTGCAAATATGAGGTCAGTCCCGGATTCGAACCGAGGTATATGGTTTTGCAGACCACCGACTAAACCACTCATCCAACCGACCATGGCGCAAATGTATACATTCTTTTTGATAATATATCCATGTGGTACTATTTTTTGAATCTATTTTTTAAGATTCGTCTTTATAGTTATCTTTGTGAAAAAGAAATACAAATGAATCAGATCAATATCATACCGAAGATAATTCATGATAAGTTCGCCGCTAGGATTATCATGGATGATTACGATATAGAGAAACCTATCGTTATTACTGTCGTGGCTAGACGTAACGATGGTGAGTATAATACCCAGATATTGACATACCCTACATCTGGTGTTGATTATGAGGGTAATGTAAGGATGGTGTTTTTTGATGTCGCTAGGTCTCATGTTTGCCAGATAACATC